TAGGTCTAGCCCAGATTGTTTTACATACATCAGGAATAATTTTGTGATGTTCCGCAAGCGCTTCAAGATAGCTTCCCATTTGCGCGTCTGTTGAATAAGGTTTGGCGTACTTTTGCGATTGTGTTTTTAAATCAATCAACATTAGTTTTTGGGATTTGTTGTCGTAGCCCAAAAGATCAAGTTGACCGCCGACAGATTTTTCAAGATCGCAAAGCATATATTCAACCGCCCACGGCTCGAAATCTTCCCATAGTTCCAAATCCATTAATGGTTTAATCCAATCTTCATAATCGCCCATTTCGATTTTGTCGTTGCCAAGCATCCGTTGTTGCAAAGCATAATGCGCTGTTTCACCCCTCGGTTGCCATTTATGGCGATAGCGTTCAATGTTTTCTAATTGTTCAGGCGTTTTTGTATTGCAAACTTGAGTTGTTGAAAAAGCAAGCTGTTCGCCTGTCGGTTCCCAGATGTATTTGTGGGTTTTTTCTATCCTTGCGATAGGTAGCGGCTCTAATAATTTTTTCATGCCACCGACATCCCGTAAGGCGTCACAAAATATATCCTTGCTGTTCGGCCACTTCGCGTAGGGCGTTTTAAAGGTTTCCCTGTTGATGAATCGAAACGATGCTGAAGGAACGCGGGTTGACATTTTGATAAGTCATTAAGGCGGGCTGATGCTGTTTGATGCTTCATCCCAAGTATTTCCTCTACTTGGTCACAAGTCAGCCCATC